ATGAAGCTACCAACACCGCGTAAAAGAGGTGAGACATATACAATTACCGTTTCTCACCAAGGTAAACGTTTTTATTGTACTAGAGATACACCAAAAGAGTGCTTGCAATGGGCAGCATTAAAATTACTAGAATTAAAATCGCAGTCGCGTGTTGATGCTGGTGAAGAGAAGCCAAAGTTTTTATTTCGTGATCTGAGCAATAAGTACTTTCAAGATGTAGGGCAATATAACCCTTCAAAATCTTCACGTGACTGGATAAAGGGTCAGCATAAAAATTTTGAAATGAAATTTGGAGCATTGGCCCAAAAGTCTATTTACGATATTACCCCTAAAGATCTAACAAACTGGCGCAATAAGCGCTTATCAGAAGTTAGTGAAAACACAGTATTAAAAGAAATCTCTCACTATAGTGCTATGTTTACTTTCGCTCAAAAAGAACTGTTTTTAATTGACGAAAACCCTTGGATGCAAATGACAAAACCGAAAAAGCCAAAAGCTCGGGACCGTCGTATTCATCCTTCAGAAATTGATTTAATGCTTAAGGTTCTGGATTATGAAAGGGGTAGTGTTCCAGTTCTCCCACAACATTATGTTGCATGGGGATTTTTATTTGCCATAGAAACGGCTTTGCGTCGTGGTGAATTATTGGCAATGGCCAAGAAGGATATTTATGACGGCTATGTTCATCTACCTAAAACAAAAAATGGTGACTCCAGAAACGTACCGCTATCTGAAGAGGCAAAAGAGTTATTAAAATTAATTCAGCATACTGGACGCAATATTATTCCTCAGTCTGAAAATGCGTTTAGATTAATGTGGGAAAAAAGAAAAGCGAGTATTGGGCTTAATAATCTTCATTTCCACGATACTCGTCATGAAGCTATTACACGTATGGTTAGAGTTAGAAAGCTACCAGTTGAGGTATTAGCCAAAATTACAGGCCATAAGAAAATTGATGTATTGGTTAATACTTACTATAACCCTGATGCAACCGATTTGATTGAAGCATTTAATGGATAAAACTAAGCCCGCATAAAGCGGGCATATAATTAATTTTTTCGTTTAGGTCCACGTCTGACCTTTTGATTTTTTAAAATAGCATCTGCTGCGTCTGGGTCATACATATGCTTACCTTCGGTGCCTTGGTTGATCGTGATGCATTTGGTGCGTATGGTTTCATCTGAAAGACCATATTTCGCAACCAGCTCGGCAACAGAAACAAGTTTTCGTTTTTCAAGCTTCAAGGCGGTAACTGTACCGCCAAAAAGCATTTGACCGAGAACGATTTGAGGGGCTGAATCTGCTTCAATCGTTACGATAAATTCAGGCATTATTCCCTCCATCTTTTTCCGACATTTCATCCATTGCCTGTGCAAACAATTTCATACCTTCGCGTAAATGCCATGCATACTTTTCTGGCGCTGGATCGGCATAGATAAAACGTCCACCATGTAAAACGGGTGTAGGTGGAATAAGGCCTGCATTTCTATACATGCTCATAATGTGCCCACCAAGCAAAGACTCCAGCTTCTGAACGGTTTGAGGATCTTGCAGCTTTTCGATATATGTAGCCATTACCAATCACCTCCGCTTAACTTGCAAACTAGTGCATGACTTGTTGCCGCTACTAATTCGTGTTGTGCTGGCTGATCGTGCTTTTTCGCATGAGAACTTCCAAGCAATAAAACCATGCCATCATTGGGACTGTAATAATTAGCATCGGGGAAATACTCGCGTACTTCATCAAGTAACTTTGAAAGAGCTGTATTTAAGCGCATAAAACGTTTTTCAAAGTTTGGGTTAGCCGTGTAAAGCAAATCGCTTGCATCAAGTTCGCCTTCAGCAAGTACTGCCAAAACTTCAGCTTCAGATAAAGATTTATAGGTCATGCTTTATCCTCCATAGAGACGAAAAGCATTTTTCCATTTTCATCAAATTGAACTGATAAGGTTGCGTCGGAATAGCCAAGGGAATTGTAGTCGGCTCCCACTGAGGTTAGGTTTTTAAATCTATTGATAACTATCCAATGCTTAGCTTGATTAAATGCATCATCAAGTGCGTTATGCAATTCGCCTTCGGGGGTGAATTCAACTTTGGGGGAGTATTTTAAGAAAGTTCTAAAACACATCTCTCGAGAGTATTTCCAAGGTTTAACTAAGCCGCATTTTTCTAAAAGGTTGTTGGCCCAGCGTATATCAGCCATGGAACCTTTGCTCCAAATCTCTTGGCAGCCATGGCTTTTATATAGTTCCACAAGCATACCCATTGCATAACCAATATTTGTTTTCCCACCAAAAGCGGCAAGTTTTGCTGTTTCGCTCTGCTTTTCCCACCATTCGATTGTGCCTTGACTGGTTGTGCAACCAAGGTCTAGGCATGATTGCTGATCAATCTTTTCACTGATGCAATCCACAATTTCATGTTCATTAAATACAACAGCACCTATGCTTAAAATGACAGGGCATTCACCGACATCAAGCGTTTCAAAATCAAGCATTAATCTATTCATTGTTTTTCATCCTGTTCTACAACCTTCATTGCTTCCTTGATCTTTTTATAGTTCTCGGCAGAACAAGGACGAGTGAAGTTTTTAATTTGAGAAATAAAAGAATTAGAGCATTTCAATTCTTGTGTGAGTGCTAGGCCACGACCTTTGTTCTGGTCTAGCCACTTAATAAGTGCATTTATATCGGCTTTGGAAGCTTGTTTATTTCCTGATTTCTCGGCCTTTTTAGCTTTGTGGTTTTTGATGGACTTAGTCATCATTTCGCGCAATTTAGATTGAGCGCTGATAGGTTGATTGTTGAAAGTCCAGTCATGACCACTTTCGCCATGGGCAAGCTTTTTGATTTCATTACCTTGAGCCAGCCAAGCTTCAACTTGATCATTTAGACTTTTTTTCAAAAACGAATTTAATGGGCAGATAAGCATTTAAAGACCCTCCAAACAACTTGCAGCTATACAAGCAAGTAGAAGACTCAACATGATCAATAAAGCTTGAAAACAAGGGCTTCGATAAAATGGCTTCGGCTTGTTTTCTTTACGAGCGCGGAGCATTTGATCAGCGTAGTAATAGCTCCAAGAGGTTAGTAAATAAGAAGAAAAATCAAGGCTTCTTCGCGCTTTGTATTTTTTCTTATTTTCCCAATGGTCTTCCCACATTTTTTGAAAGGGAGCTATTTCTGGGTGAGTTAAATCCCAACTAGGGTCGTCATACCATGCAAAGTATTCATTTTTTAGTTCTTCAGATGAAAACCATAAAGGATGTTTGGGAGCTTTTGGTGGCTTGATTGGATACTCGAATTTTTCGATTTTGTACCAATCAGGAACCGCTGGAGCATTTGATGCGAGATAATCACGTAAACTAATCATCGCTTATGCCTCCCCTAAGCAGTACGTTATTGCAGATTCGAGGCAAGAAAAGCTTTGGTCTGGTCGGCCTTCGATTTCAACACACCAAAACATGCTTTCAAACTCATGATAAATTTTGAATTTCCCTATAAAAATGTCGTCATCCACAAATTTAACTTTGGAAATATCAGTAGAAATTCCTTTTTCATTCATTTCTAATTCGAACTTTAATTCCTCTATAGTTATTTCAGTATTTGCATGATTTCTGAAAACCATATTTGCGGAATTTGGATTTGATAAATCAGCACCTTGAGGATCAAAGAAATCAAATAACAAGCGACCATCTTCATATGCGTAAAGGTAAGGGCACGTATACGGCTTTTGTTTGTTTGCATATCCGAGTTTGATAAACAAATCCCAAGCTTCAAGAAATTCAGCATGGTTATTTAACTGGATTTTAAAATTTCCTTTTTTTGAGTTATTGCTCATCACTTATCTCCTTCATTCTTATTTTGGAATAGAGCTTGGTAAGTCAAAGATTCACTTACAGGGTTTAAGGTTGTAGTTCCGTATTTCAGGCTCAGAAATGTGCAGGCAGAAAATGCGAGAAATAGGGCAATGTTGAAAACAGCGACTTGAGATACTTTCATCGCGCTGCCCCTATGTATTGAATACGGTAAGCAGTGCGTACTTTTTTAAGTAGCTGGTGTTTTTGGCTTAAATTGATGTCTTCACTTTCGTAAGCAGCATCAATAAATGCTGTGGCAGTGTTGCGAGCTTCTTCAAGCTGTTTGCTTGTGTGAGCTTCTTTGACCAATTTTATTGCTTCTGCAATTTGAGCAACCGAATCGGTGTTATTTTGACTGATTTTTGACATAAAGAAACCTCGCAGGTGTTTGGATACCTGCGAGGTTACTTTTTAACTGGTCAGGTTGTCAATACCTGACAGGTTGCTTTTTTAAAAATTAATAGCTGCCCTTAATCTTTTGGCTAGGGGCAATATAAACTTTGATAGGTGAAATTTTAGTAATTTCATCAATATTTATACTTTCTCGCTCTCCAAAAATATCTTCAATTTCAACAAAACCGTCTTTATTAAATAATACTTCGCCGACGTAAACTTTTTTGTCTTTTGTAAAGAATAAGCAGTCTTCACCCTCAATAGGATCTGCATTCTGTTCACAAATTAAAACCCAACCATTTTTAAAAGGTTTTCTTTGACCGTTGCCTATGACTAAAAAAGCCAATGGGTTTTTTAAATTTTCAGGATAATGAACAGAGTATGTTTCGGTTAATTTCGACGTGATTTCCAGATTCTCCCCCTTTTTTACTAATAGTCCGATAGATACTTTAATTATTCTATACTCATCTTTAAGAATATTTACAGGGGCTAAACCATTGTTTTGAGTATCTTCTTCGCTCGATGCGACATTTAATGACGCTAACTCGCCAGATTCATTAAATAAATAATTAATTACATTGTCATCTTGTAAATGATCTAGCCAGCCTTCGGGGAGGTTTAATGCAGTGGTAATTCTATTGGTTGTTTCCTGACCAAAATTTTTAGGCTTATTTTCACGTAGGTATTGATTCAAAAGCCCGCGTTCCATGCCGATTAAGGAAGCTAAATTTTTTCGTGAAATTCTTTTAGTAATTCTTAAGACATTTGAGCGTCTAATCTCAAAGATATTCAACATTTTTAAATCCTTGGCAATTTATATAAATATTTTCAACTAAAAAAACTTGAACTCAAACAACCTCGTAAGTTGTTTTTTTTGATCATTTAGAACCTTTGGCAACCTCATGGGTGTTTACAAAAGGCAACCTCACAGGTATCTTTTAGCAATGTTTGGAACCTGAGAAATTTAAAATGGCAAAAAATGAAACTGATTTTAGAAGTTTTGTTGACTCAATGAGTTCTGATGAGTTGCGGAAATATGCCGAGAAAGTAGGCACAACTGATAAATACATCATTAAAAAGCTCCGATTCCGATACTCAATGCCAACGGTCAAATTAATTGAATCATTGGCGTTGGCTAGCGAAGGAAAATTGAAAAAAGAAAATCTTTTGCTTTGGTTTGCGGGCTACACATTACCCAAATCACTTGTTCAAAAACATGATTGAAATGGAGAGTTTTAAACATGTATCTAACACTTAATGAACGTCGTGAACGTGCTGTACTTACTCTTGGGCAAGCATTAAAAGCTGCTGTGTCAAATAGCAATGAATGCTTAATGGCTCAAATTGCTGAAAATAATGGGTTCAATATTAATACTTTCCGTAGTTCTATAAATCCAACCACTACAACCCATAAAGCAAATATTCATCACTTTGAAGCGATTCTTTATGAAACAAAAGATGAGCGAATCATGGATAGTGTTTGCGCGATCCATGGAAAAGCTGCTTGGTTTGAGCTTCCAGATACCACTGTACTAGTTGATGCAAATTTTATGGCTTCTATCGGTATGCTTGCCCGTGAACAAGGAGACCTTTCTCAATCTGTAGCGCAAGCAGTTGCTGATAAGAAAATTACACCTGATGAAGCTGCTGTAATTCAAAAGGATGTGCTGAATTTAATTCGTGTAGCTGTAAACCTTTACGCAATGGTTGAAGCATTTATGGAGAAAGGCTAATGGCTCTAAGTTTTGATCAGGTGCGTGATGCAGCTCTAGGCCGTTGGAAGGAGCTGATTTTTCCAGCTTTCGCCATAGTTGTGCCAGCAAAGAAAAATCAACATGGACCTTGTCCGATTTGTGGCGGTACTGATCGTTTTCGTTGTGATGACAAGCAAGGAAAAGGTACTTGGCTTTGTAATCATTGTCGTGCTGGTGATGGATTTGAGCTGATTGTAAAAGCAAGGGGGATAGACCGATCTGAAGTATTAAAAGAGGTTGGGGCAGTACTTGGTCTTTCGTCTGAAACTAAAGTTACTGATGAAGACCGTAAAAGATGGCGTGAAAAAGCTGAGCAGCAACGTATTCAAGCTGAAATTGATGAACGTAAAGCTCAAGAGGCAGCAGCTAAGCGAGCAAAACGCATGTGGTCTACTAAGTCTGTAGACCGAGATTGCCCATATTTAGATAGAAAACTGGTTAAAAATCACGGTTGTAAGATCAATGGAAAAGGCAACCTATGTGTGCCTTTATTTGATGTAGATGGGAAAATTTGGAATATGCAAGAAATTCATGCAGATGGATATAAACCGTATTTGTCTGGTGGACGTGTAAGTGATTGTTTTTATGTGATTGGTCAAATTATTGAACCATATCAAATTGTCTGTGTAGCAGAGGGATATGCAACTGCTGCAAGCATTTACGAGGCAACAGGATACACAACAATTGTGGCATTCCAGTCCAGTAATATCGATAAAGTAGGTATAGCAATTCGTAGCAAATATCCAGAGTTACAACTTGTTTATTGTGCTGACGACGATAGCCACTCAACACCACCAGATGCGGGCCTCAAAGCTGCGAATAAAGCTGTGGCTGCTACAGGCGGGATTGTGATTTTACCCGACTTCAGTCAAGTGGTGAACGTATGAGCCTAGAGAATATTCCAGAGCAGCCGCATGCATCATCTAAACCACCATCGGACTTTAATGACCTTCATGTAATTGCGGGGTTAGATGAGGTAGGTCGGCAAATTCAGGAAGCCGTATCAACAATCCCTCCGATTGTTGTTGATTCCCCCGACCCCTTTGAACATGCCGACCAGTACTTGGGTCAAGTGGTCGAAAATGGTGCAGAAAATTGGCCTTCATCACCGCAAGAAATGATTCAAGCAACTGATTTTGAATTAGATTATGCGCCACCAATGAATGAGACGCCTTCTTCTGGAAAGCCAAAACAAGGTGAAATTAAGACTACTGATGAAAAGTTACGTGAAGCTCTTGAACGTTATGCTCTTATCAATTGCACCACTAATGTTTTTGATTATAAAACCAACCATAAATTTAAAATTACTGCATTAAAGCATTCCCTTGGAAATGCAAATTTTAATAACTGGACAAATCACCATTTACGTAAAACGATTGAAATTGATGAAGTTGAAAAAATATTGATTGATCAGGCTGGCTCATCTACACCAAATATGATGAAAAATTGCATTTTGTTGAAAGGTGAAAGCTTTGTTTATGACAAGTCATTAAATCGAGTGGTGACATGGAGTGCTGTGCAATTGCTATATCCGCTAGAGTATAAAAAGTGGATTGAGAGTCCTACACGTAGTGAAATTGATTATGAAAACTTAATATTTGATCCGACACGTAAAATTGATGCTGACCCGAACTATATCAATACTTTTGAAGGTTATGGGGTTGAGCCTTTACGTGACCAAGATTTTAAAATTATTGATAAAATTGAAGCTAGTACTCACTGTACAGCAATTTTAGAAATGATTAACAGTTTATGCAATGACGATCCTGAAATTGTTGATTGGTTGCTTAAATGGCTGGCTTTCCCATTGCAAAATGAAGGGAGAAAAGCTCATAGCGCGGTATTAATGGCTAGTCATATTCAGGGGTCGGGTAAAACCACATTGTTTGAAAAAATCATGGGTGGAATATATGGCAAATATCACCGCATGATTACTTCCCAAGAACTTGAGAGTCCTCAATATAACGGATGGCTAAACAACACAGCATTTATTTTTGGTGAAGAGATTGCCACAAATGCTACTAAGTACAACGTCACCCCTTATTTAAATGCATTAATTACGGCTAAAAGCGTCACAATTAATGAGAAGCATAGGCCACAAAAACAGGTCCCTGCTTACTTCAATATGGCTTTTGCCTCTAATGAAAATATTCCATTTCCATTGACTGGAGAGGCAAGACGTTGGTTTGTAATCGCACCTAAGCAGAAGTTAGAGGAAAGTATTGCAAACAGGGTTCATGAAGAAATGCGAGAGGATGGGATTGCTGCATTTTACTCTTACTTGCTCAATCTGGACTTGACCGAATTTAAGCATGATAAACCACCTTTAACAGATGCAAAAAAGTCACTCATGAATGCGAGTAAGCGTTCAATAGAGGTTTTTATTGATGAGTGGTTTGCTAGTGAAACTAAGTACCCATGTGTGAGTTGCCAAGCAAAACAGTTGTATGAAGCGTACAAGGAATGGGCTTCATCCACACTAGAACATAAATATTCATATAGGCGATTTACGGATGATATCAAAAAAATTGAGGGTATCCGTCTTTTGGAAAAGCAACATTGGAGATATCAGCGAAAACAGGGCCAGTCGTTAATTGTTGCGGTGGGCGCTAGTCCTCAAGATAAAAATGCAATTGATTGGTATGGCGAATGTGTGGATCGTTTCGATGAGGTGCAGAATGGGGGTTTTCCAAATGTTCTTGACAATTAATTTGCTAAACCCTAGATTTAGCACAAGAAATATAGCGATGCGTGTGAACGATGGGAATGAGATTTTCATTAATTCACACGTTCGTTCACACGGCAAGGTATTGAATAATAAATATAATTCATTGCCATGTGAACGAAAGAACGATATTTCTTGCGCGCATACACGAGAGATTTTTCTCACACCGTCTTTTTTATCTAATTTCTATACTCTTATAAGGGTGAATTTCCTTACGCGCGATCATTTCTTTATTCACTCATTCACATTTATAAATAAAAAAAATAAAAACAAATACTTAGCGTGTGAACGACTTGATTTTTTCGTTCACACGTCGTTCACACGTTCACATGAACGCTATCCAAAAGAAAAATAAGAGGATAGGTAAATGGAAAACTTAATACGGTTATTAAACCCAAAAACTGTTAATTATGAAGCGATTAGAGTTGATAATACTAAGCCGTTGTATACAGCTCAGGATGTGATTCTTGCAATCAGTTACGCCCAACTAACCCGTTTACAGGAAAATTTGATCCGATTGAAATGTCTAGGCGCTAATACCCCTGAAAATGTTTTAGTATTTTCTGAGTTGCTAGCGGCAAAATTTGATCAAGAATTTTGTGAAAAAGGGTTGCGGATTGAATATCGAATTGCTGTGATAAAAACTGCATTAATTGAATTTTGTATGGTATCTGGAGATTATCAATCTTCAACAAGAAATCGTGCAGTGTTTTCAGGTTATTCACATATGACAGTAAAAAACATTCTGAGCAGCCATATTAATGAAAAAAAGGAGTTTTTTGATAATCAATATGAAATTGCTGAATCGAAAATACTGTATCAGTTGAAAAAAGATACCTGATAGATTGCATTTTTATTAAATAGTACTTGACAGGTTTTACAGTTTTCATCTACATTTCACCATAATGAAGAATTGTAAGTTTTAAAGTTAATTCCTTGGAGGCCTAGGCCTCATTTCTAAGGGCTGTATGTTTCGGAAAGCATACAGCCCTCTTTTTTTGAGGATTATTTATGGGCCGAAAAGAGCGAGAAGAACACTGGAGACAGCAAGAGGCTATGGCAGCTAAAGCTGAAAAGGTTCTGGATCGTGCTAGTAAGAAGGGCAGTAAAGAAAAGACTTGGAACAGTGCAACGGCATTATTTATTTCGAAGAATGAATATTGCTGTGATTGTTCCCGTCGCGGCTTTGTATCAGTAGCCGACAAGGTAGCTCACATAACAGACCCGAAAACAGATCGGGCTTTGTTTTGGGATCAAAATAATTGGCAGGCTTTATGTCTGTGTTGCTATTTACGAAAGATGGCTGATTCTCCCTTGGTTGTGCTGGAACCTATTTCGACCAAGGCTGATTTGTATTTAGTCGAGGATTGAAATGTTTGATGAAGAAGTAATGTTGCTGGGTGATCCAGTTGTATACCGCGACGACATCAAAGGTTTTGATGATGTTGGTGTAGTTGTTCAAACAGGGTCATGTTTCAAGGTGCTGTGGAACGGTGAACACCATCCACGCGTTCAAGTCTACGGTCAACTTCGCTTAGCCGATCTGGATGAAGTTGAAGCAGGGCAAAGGATTATAAAAAATGAGACTACCTAAACTTGGTTCATCCAATCTTCCAACGCTAAAGAGCAATCACGCGACCTTGCCAAAGCCTGAAAAGAATTATGGTAAAGGCCGAGGTGGTCGTTCTTGGCGTCGTATTAAACAGCAAGTGCATGAACGTGATGATTGGACTTGCCGCCACTGTAATTGCATAACCATGGAACTTGAGTGTGACCATATCGTGAATACTGCTCAAGGTGGTTCCGATGACTTGGATAACCTTCAGTCATTGTGCAAACCATGCCATGACAAGAAATCATTAGCTGAAAGCAAGGCAGGTATGCGATGACTGATAAAGATCGATTAGAGTTTGAGTTTAACTTTCCAATACCTGCACTGCTGAACCATGTTTCATATGACGCTAAGAGTAATCTTTACTATGCAAAGAATGATTATGTTCAAGCTCAAGAGTCAATGAATCTAGGTTGGCAGCTCTGGCAAGTTCAGCAAAAGAAAATTGAATCAAAGGATAAGCTGCTGATACAACAGGGCCAAGCCTACAACGAGCAAAGCCAGAAGGTTAAAGACTTGGAATACAAACTAAGTCTTGAGTTTACTTTGGTTCCTCAAGATGTGTCGCTTGTGTTGGTGCGTGTTGATTATTCAAAGTTCTACAGTTCAGAGCAAGCCCGTGCTGAAATTGCATTCATTAAAAAGCATTTCAGCAAAGTAAGTAAGACAGTGGTTGTCCTTGACTCAAAGTATTCAATTGAGACTTTAACGGATGAGCAACAGCGCGCTAAATGTTGTGGGGTATTTCATGGTGATATTCGTGATATCCCGACTGACGGTACCTTCCTAGTTCCTAGAGGTGAAAAGGTACTTGATGCTCCGAAGGCTACTAGGGTTAAGTCATCTACTATAACTGTTACGGTAAGAGATATTGATAAAACCGATTCAACCTCTTCTGAGGCTGATGAGCTAAGACAACGGATTAATAAAGCAATAGTTCGTGGAACATCAAAATTAGTTAAAAAATAATGCACCTTTGCGGTGCATTTTTTGCATGACGGGGGGTATCCAAAAATTATTTTTTGGGTCTCAGCGGACACCGCCCCCCTTTCTCATTTGTAAAAAATTTTCCTATTTTCAAAGAAGTAAATAAACTTTTTTAGAAAATAGATAAATTTCGATAAACCTTGCCAGAATTTTGCACTAAGGAGGTAAAAATGGCTTTAACCCAAAAAAAGAAAGCTTATGCCCAAGCAAGATTGCAGGGAAAGAAAACAAAAGAAGCTGCTGTGATGGCAGGCTATTCTGAACGCTCGGCAGCTGCAAAAGGTAGCCAATTAGAAAGCGATCCCGATGTAGTTGCATATCTGGCGAGCTTGAATTCTCAGGGGGGCGGGGGGCTGGACGCTACACCTTTGGGTGAGGCAGCTATTCAAGCTGAGTTTTTAGCGATGGAGAATGTATCAAATTCCTTGGAGTTTTTGAAAACAATTTACAAAAATCCACGTATTGACAGAAAGATACGAATTGAAGCTGCAAAAGCCGCTTTGCCTTATGAGTTTGGGCGTGTCGGCGATAAGGGGCTTAAAGAAGGCCGTGAAGATGATGCTAAAGAAACAGCAAAAACAAGTAAGTTTGCAACAGCAGATGAGCAGCGGAAACAACAACAGCGAGTCAGTTAGTTTTTACAAAGTTTTTGTCTGAATCCGTGGGCGACACGGTGAGAGAGTAAGCAATGTCCTGAACCAGAATGGGGATGCGTAGCAAGGTTTTCGAATGTACCGATGAAACATCGGCTTATCTCAGCCATTCATGCAGGGTTCGCAACCTGCCAGACAATCTATATTTACATGCCGCCTTCAGGCGGTTTTTTTATAGGTATTTTTTATGTCTTCCTTTGCACCGATTTGGTCAACAGCTTGCCCAGATTGGGAAAAGAAGATTTTAGCCAAAGAATCTTTAATAGCTTGTAAGCCATTATTTCCAGAAGAAGCCGATATGGCTTTGCGTGTCTTCAAGGAATTAATCGTTGTCGATGTTTCTGGTAAGCCTACGATTGGTGAAATTACGGCTCAGTGGGTTTTCGACTTCGTTGGAACTATTTTTGGTGCATATGATTACCAAATTAATCAACGGTTAATTAATGAATTTTTCTTGCTCATTAGTAAGAAAAATACGAAATCGACAATGGCCGCAGGAATTATGCTCACGGCTATTATTTTAAATAGCCGTGAAGCAGCTGAATTTATCATTCTTGCACCAACTAAGAAGGTTGCTGATAACTCTTTCATACCAATGAAAAACATGATTCTGAATGATCCAGAGTTAAAAAAGTTATTTAGCGTTTCACCCCATACCAGAACGATTACGCATCTTGCAACTAAAGCTGTTTTAACAGTGGTTGCCGCTGAAACAGGTTCAAGTGCTGGTGCGAAAGGTGCATATATTTTAGTGGATGAGCTTTGGGTATTTGGTGAACGAGCAAATGCGGAATCAATGCTAGAGGAAGCGACAGGTGGTATGACTTCTTTCCCTGAAGGTTTCTTGATTTGGCTATCAACCCAATCGGATAAGCCGCCAGCTGGAATCTTTAAAAAGAAATTAGATTATGCCCGTAAGGTACGAGATGGTGAAATTGAAAACTCTTCATTCCTCCCTGTTTTGTATGAGTTCCCTCAAAAATTGCTTGATGAGGAAAAATATTTAGACCCAGATTACTTTTATGTAACTAATCCAAATCTTGGTCGTTCAACACATGTTCGTTATTTATTGAATAAGTTTGAACAGGCAAAGGAAAATGGCGATGAGTCCCTTCAATTATTTTTAGCAAAATATTTGAATGTCGAAATCGGCATGAATAAGCGAGCTGACCGTTGGGCTGGTGCTGATTTCTGGATGCTGTCAGCCTATAAAGACAAGTTGTTTGTTGAGTCCATACTTGATTTAAGTGAGATCTGTACCGTTGGTTTTGATGGTGGTGGCTTAGATGACTTGTTTGGAATGGGGGTCATTGGACGAGATAAAAATGATCGTTCAATTTGGTATTGCTGGAACCGAGCTTGGGCACATCCAATTGCGCTTGAACGTCGAAAAGACATTGCACCAACTTTAAGAGATTTTCAGCAAGATGGTGATTTAGTCATTGTTAATGAAGTTGGTGATGATGTCCGTCAAGCGGGGATGATAGTTAAGCGTATTTATGATGCTGGTAAGCTTCCAGAAAGGGCGGCTATTGGTTTAGATAAATTGGGCATGCCTTCTTTGCAAGATGGTTTGCTTGAGGTCGGTTTACCTTTTGAGCTTCTGATTGCTGTACCTCAAGGATTTCAATTGTCTGGCTATGTTCAAACGACTGAAAGAAAAGTTGCTGAAGGTAAATTTCTGCATGCTGGGCAACGAATGATGAATTGGTGTGTTGGTAATGCCAAGGGGGTCTATCAAGGTAATGCAATGACAATCCGCAAACAGGAATCAGGCAAGGGAAAAATTGACCCTTTAATAGCAACATTTAACGGGGTTGCTTTGATGTCTATGAATCCTGAGCCTCCAGCTACAAGTTATAAAGTGTTTTTTATATAAATTTTGATGATTGAAAAAGCGACCTTAACGGGTCGCTTTTTTATTGGGAGGGTTTTATGAATCAGGCTTACAGTCTGCTCACAATCAAATCGATTGATGAGGAAAAAGGGATTGTGTACGGGACTGCAACAACGCCTGTCACGGATCGTCATGACGATATTGTCGAGCCAGCGGGGGCAAAGTTCACACTGCCAATTCCTTTCTTATGGCAACACCGCGAGCTTGAACCAGTAGGAAATGTTATTGAAGCAAAGGTTGCTGAGAAGGGTATTGATGTTGCAATTCAAATGGTTTTGGCGGATCAGGTCAAATCTGAAAAGTTAAAAGAGCGTCTTCAGGAAGCATGGGACAGTATTAAAACTGGTTTAGTTCGTGGTTTATCTATACGCCTTCGAGGGTTAAAGGTTGCAGATATTCAAAACTCTTGGGGGCTACATTTTTTTGAATGGGAGTGGCTTGAGCTTTCAGCCGTAACTATCCCTGCAAATCAAGAAGCAACTATTACAGGTGTTAAGTCACTTTGTTCGGTTAGTCATAAGAAATCAAATGAATCTGAAGGTGAAGAGCAATCCTTGCCTTGTGTACCACCCGTATCTAATCAGCCTGTGTCAATTCAAACAGTGTCAAAACACCTTGTTGTCAATTTGGTTGATAAACAAAAATCTAATGGAGTAAAACTCGTATGAAAATTTCTGAACAAATGGCTAAACTTCGCGAAAACATCAAGTTGAAGCAAGCTGATATTATTCAACACACAGGTGATTCAATTTCCAAAAATGAAACACCTAATGAAGAAACTGAAACGAAGATTAAAAGTCTGCAAGCTGAAATTGATGTAATGCAAACTAATTATGATCGCTTGGATGCGATTGCAAAATCTCAAGCCCAATGGGGTGAGGCTACTCCAGTAGCTGGTGCAACTCCTGAAGAAGGTAATCAGTCAAATCAAGGAAATCGTGTAATTATCGAAACTAATTTGGAAAAAGGTATTGGTTTTGCCTTGATGACAAAAGCCTTAACGGTAGCTGCACGCAGTAAAGGGGGATGTACGGCTGCTGAAGTTCTAGAATCATGGAATGCTCCTGAAATTGTAAAGAACGCTGTACGTCAAAAAGCTTTAATTGGGGCAACTAATAATCAGGATTTTGGTGAGGCTTTGGTTGATTACCAGAACCTTACAAGTGAGTTTATTGAACTTGTACGCAAAAAAACCGCTGTAGATAAACTTGCGCCCAAAATGCGTCAAGTCCCATTCAATATTAAGATGCCAAAGCAAAATAGTGCTGTCAGTGTTGGATGGGTGGGTGAAACCAAGCGCAAACCGACAACTAATCCAACATATGGTTCTGTGACGTTATCAAAATCAAAAGTTGCGGGAATTGTAATACTTTCTGAAGAGTTAATTCGATGGTCCAATCCTAAAGCTGATCGTCTGGTCCGCGATGATTTTGTTGAGGCGACGGCTCAATTTATTGATGCAGACTTCTTTGACCCTGATAAAGCAGAAACTGAAGAAAGCCCTGCTTCTCCTTTAAATGGTGTTGTTGCGGTTCCTAGTTCGGGTGAGACTGCTGCTCAAATTGAAGCTGATTTATTGGCGGTTATGAAATCTGTGACTGATGCAGGTATGTCATTAGATGGTGCAACGTGGGTAATGTCAGAAACGCGAGCAGCCAAATTAAGTACATTACGTGACGCTTTAGGTAAAAAGTATTTCGAAGAAATGAATATTACAGGGTCTCGTTATCTTTATACATTGCCTGTTGAGATTTCTTCTGGTTGTGACGATAAAATTGTATTGGTGTTACCAAGTGAAATTATGCTTGCCGATGACGAATTTATGGATTTTGCAGTCAGTACGGAAGCAAGTATTAATTTGGGAACTGATGCTGCACCACAATGGCTTAACGTTTTTGAGCAAAATCTTGTAGCTATCCGTGCTGAACGATTTATCCGCTGGAAAAAACGTCGAGACTATGCAGCTGGTTATATCCAGTATTAATTATCACTTTTAAAAATTGAGCAGTCCTTTCGGGCTGCTTTTTTATACCTCAAAGGTGATCAAATGCCAAAAATTGAATTATTAGCAGATTTGTGCGCTGGTCCAGCAGGTTCGGTACTCGATGTTCAAGATTATGAGTTTAATTTGCTTCATAAGCTTGGGGTCGCGAAATTATTTGAAGCCGACGAAAAAAATGACAAAAAGGAAGCTGTACAAACAGTTAATTTGGAATTGGTAGAGGTGGATAACCTTTTACTAAATCCGAATGGTACTCCTGTTGTCGATAATTTCGGCTCATTAATTCCTTTAGTCGTAGAAACTGCTGTTGATAAGCCTGCAAAAAAGAGTGGGAAAAATACAAATAAAGGTGGGTAAATGGGCATATTTAGTAATCCTTTTCGGAAAAAGTCCATGTCACCTGTGCAGGGGTCAGGTAGCTGGTGGAATATTTTATCAGAGCCATTTATGGGCGCTTGGCAGCGTAATATGGAGGTTAAAAAAGGGGATTTACTAGAATTCCATCCTGTATTTTCATGTATTTCAATTATTTCTAAAGATATTGGAAAAATGCCTTTAGAGCTAAAAAAGAAAGATGGGGAAATATGGGTAAAAACCACTGATAAGAATCTCCAATTTCTTGAAAAGCCTAATCGTTTCCAGACAATGCAACAGTTTTTGGAATACTGGATGATATCTAAACTCAGTCGGGGTAACACCTATGTGCTGAAATTAAGGAATTTTCTTGGAGAAATTGAGCAGCTTATTGTCTTGAACCCTGATTTAGTAAAGCCATTGGTAGATAGTCAGGGCAGCGTGTTTTATCAAATTAGTATTGATCTGCTTGCACAACAAACAGAATCAGTAATCTTGCCAGCATCTGAAATTATTCATGATCGTTGGAATTGTTTATACCATCCATTAGTTGGGTTAAGTCCTGTTGTGGCTTGTACTTTGGCTGCTGGTAATGGATTAGCAATTCAAAAATATGGTGCTACTTTTTTTAATAACATGAGTAGACCAAGCGGAATTTTGACCGCCCCTGGTCGAATTTCGGATGATGATGCAAGGGATATTCAGCAACGCTGGAAGGAAAATTATTCGGGTAAAAATGTGGGTGGAACTGCTGTACTAGGCGGTGACATGAAATACATGGCGATAAGTATTGCTGCTGCGGATGCTCAATTAAGTGAACAACATAAAATGAGCGTAGATGTGTGTTGTTCTGCGTTCAATGTTGCCCCTTATAAAATTGGGTTTGGGAATATTCCACAAGGCTTAAAGGTTGAAGATGTAAACCTTTTATACTATGGCGATTGTTTACAAAGCCCAATCGAAGCAATAGAAAATCTGCTTGATGATAGCCTTGGCCTTAAAAAAATGGGTTATGAGGTCTTTCTAGATGTGGAAAGTTTGATCCGCATGGATTCATCTTCAAAAATGGACTATTACACCAAAGGCGTTAAAGGTGGAATTATTGCTCCAAATGAGGCCCGTATTAAATTCAATCTTAAACCTGTTGCTGGTGGATGGTCTGTTTATATGCAGCAGCAAAACTTTTCATTGGAAGCTTTGGCTAAGCGAGATTCAAAAGAAGACCCATTTGCTAATAGCAAGGGAGGTAAAAATGCCGCTGACAGTGAATGATGTAGTCCGACACCTTAAATATGATGAAGGCAGTGCTGATCTAGATGATTTGCAAAGCTTGCTAGATGTAGCTGAACAGGCTGTAAAAGATCATGTGTTGAGTAAGTACGATGCAGAAAACAAAGCTCAACAACGTGCAATTTTATTGTTGTGTGGATATTACGATAAATATCGAAATTTAGAGGGTGAAATGCCCACTAATGGTTTTTTCCTCCCACAACCTGTATTGGTCCTGCTTAATCCATATTACAAGCCATTGGCGATATAGATATGGATGAATTCATTGAGTGGGTTAAATCAACGCCACATTATAAAAACCTCATTTTTATGCATGGAGATTGTCTCTTCATTCGTGAAAATGGGGTTTTTAAGATTTTGGCAATTCAATTGGCTTATGAGGCTTGGACAAAAAATGACATGTTCAGGATGTGAGGCTAGACGTGAGTGGATTAAACGAAATCTCCAGCGAGCAGACAGAAAGCGGAAATTGTTGCTGCAATGGATCGCTGGTCAGCGAATTGATTCTAGTGGTACGGGATTTAATTCAGGGAGTCAAAGCACAGAACGAAGTGATGTCGCAGATCATGGACCAGAACAGTGAGTTAATCTCAATGTTACAAACTGATGATGAAGATGACGACGATAATCCTGAATATTTGAGTGAATAATTATGTCGGGTGTTAGTGCTGGTGAGCTTTGCCATCGAGTCACGATACAGCGTGATGAAGGCTCAAAAAAAGATGATGATGGTTATGAAGGTCCTGCTGATTGGCGGGACTTTTTGCATTTATGGGCAAAGGTTACGCCTTTGTCTGCCCGTGACTTAATTGCAGCCCAAGGGAACCAGTCGCAAGTAGTAGCGCGACTTAAAATACGCCATCGAACAGATATTGATAGTTCAATGCGCGTTATTTTTCAGGGCATTAAATATGCTATCGATGGACCTGCCTTGAATGACCCTGAGACTGGGAATATTTACTGCACTTTTTTACTTTCAAGCGGGGTAGAAAAGTTCAAGGAGGGTTAATTGGAAAAATTTGCCATCTGGAGCGGTGAAGAAAATGCATCACGTAAATTAAAACAGTTAGCTGATCCAAAAGTTGCAAGACGGATAGCCAGAAAAGCTGCTCGAAAGGGTATGAATAAAGTGCGTGATGCTGGTCGGCAAAATGCACAATTAATTGATGATCCTGAAACTAGAGCCAATATTTCCAAAAATATCAAAGTAGCAGCAGGGAAGGTTGGCAATAGGGATTTAATTAAAATGCGTGTAGGTATTGATGGTGGTGCATCATTTACTAAGTCGGTTGCAAAGCCTACAAGTGGAGGCGATACACGGCACTGGCGCTTTGTTGAGTTTGGCACAGCATTTGTTCCTGCTATTCCTTTTATGCGTGTAGCTTTTTTCAGCAAAATTGATGAAGTGATTGAAACCTTCGCCCAAGTCTTTAGTGATGAATTGGATAAGGAGTTGGCGACAATATGAGTTACTTGCCAATTAATAGAACTTTAAAAGAATCACCTGCGGTTGTCGCATATCTAGGTTCTGAGCCACGTATATATGAAGATATTGCACCAGAAGGGGCAACGGTCCCTTATGTTGTCTGGCAAGAGCTTGGGGGGAAATCCTTAAACTATGTTGACAATATGCCCGCTGATAATGATGACGTTATGTATCAAGTAAAGGTATATGACACAAATGCAAAACGTGCTTATGAAGTACGGACTGCTGTTCGTAAGGCATTAGAGCTTTATTGTTTCATCATGAATCCGCGGATTAGCGGAGTTGATCCTCAAACTAAACAATATTTTCGTGGTTTTGACGCGAGCTGGATCCACGATACTTAATTTGAATTTTTAAACATTAGCACCCTAAAGGGTGCTTTTTTATTGCCTATAAGGAGCAAATCTCATGGCTAAAAAAGGTATTGTTGGTAAAGGTACAGAATTTTGGGCATTACATGGCACTGTACCGACATTAACCAAATTACTGTGCATTAAAACCTTCGATTGGGGGGATGAAAACTACGATGAATATGATAGTGGTTGCTTAGATGATCCTGACGTGGACCAAAGTGAGTTCATTCTTGGTAAGCCGGGCGACGGTTCTGTTGCCATTGATACGGACCCAAAAAATGCAACACATTTACTCGTACTTGATTTGGCTCAGAAACTAGAAAATTTTGTTTTATATGCTGGTTATTCTGATGGTGTCGGTGTACCGACCTTAACGGGTAATGTGGTTGATTTACCTGATACACGTTCTTGGTCGTATGCAGAAGTTAAATTGCGCAAGGGTAAGCCTGTAATTGAAGCAAAATCTATGGTTAACCATAGCTTGCCGTTACGTCGTCAATCTGCAATCACAGATGAGTGGATGGTTCCAGCATGAAGCTTAAATCATTAAAAGGGTTAACTAAAATCGCTGCTCCAGTTGAGCGAACAGTTGATTGGTCTGTTGAAGTTACTCAAGAAAATTTTGATTTTCTTCAGGAGAAAACAGGAAAAAAAGAGCTTCAAATTGGTGAAATGGTGGACCTTTCGGGTCAAGTCTTTATTAAGCGTTTGAGTTTTGAAGACATTGAAGCGACCTCAAAGGCTTATCAATGGGACTTCGATTTTGACAATATTGAAAACTCAAAAGTTATTGGCCTTAATCATCGTCTGTTACGGGCAGCTCAGTTATTGGGATCGGTTTGTGAAGATGAAAAGGGCACTAAGTTCTTTGAGTCGGTTGATGATGTTTTTGATTCTGACCCAATTTTTGTTGAAGCTTTATATCAAGTTGCGGACTCGGTGAATAAGTTTTCGGGAAAGTCACGGAAAAAGAATTCGATGAACTCGAATTCTGGTGTGAACTTGCCATCAACGGAATCGGTGGAAACCGAATCGAAGACTGTCGGAGAAACTTAAGTAACTGGGAAGTTAATATTTGGCGGGCTTTTTTTATCAAAAGAGGCTCGCTTTTTGTTGGTCGTAGAGTTGAGCAGGCAATTGGTAATTTAATGGCCTTCTATCATAATGGGAAAGTGAAGCCAGAAGATCATGCTGATCCGCGGGACTTTATGCCTCATGAAGATGAAGTTGAAACTACCTTTGAAGAAGAAGCAATGGAGCGACGTAAAAGACAACAAGCCATCTAAGGATGGCTTTTTAGTGACATTAGAATACCTATTTGTTAGATTAAACTTTCAAATAAATAATGGTACTCATTGAAAATGAAAAATAAATTATTGTTATTGGCTATATTTGCTGGTCTAGGTGGCTGTGCTGCCACTTATGTTGCACCTACAGCAACGGCAACAGTTTTAAATCAGGCTGTAAAAGCAAATAAAACAGATCTGTTGAAGGCTACATCGGTAGCATTAGCTTTAGATGGGATCAAGATTTCTTCAGAAGATAAAGATACAGGTATCATTGTTACTGAAGATAAAGTTTTTCGTGTAACTCCTGAAATGGCGGATTGTGGAACGACAATGGGTATTGATTATTTAAAAGATAATCGAACGAATACTAAAGTTTCATATCATATTATTGTTTCGGATAATTCTTTGAAAATTAAAGCTACACCATCTGCTGAATATCGTGTTGGTGGAGCAGTTCAAGATTTGAACCTAACGTGTGTTTCAAAAGGGGTTTTGGAAAAACGTTTATATGAATCAATTATTCAGAATTTGTAAAATTTAAGTTGAATTACAAACCGCCTTAGTTGGCGGTTTTTTTATGTCTGGAGAAAAGTTATGGCAACTAATCTTGGTACTTTGACCTTAAATTTATTGGCAAATACTGGGTCATATATCCAAGGTTTGTCCCGTGCTGAGCGTCAGACTCGCAACAGTACTAGAGGAATGGCTGATGGATTTGACTTGGTGGGCAAATCATTAACAGTACTTAAAGGGGTAGTTGCTGGTCTATCTGTTGCAAGTGTTACATCATTCGCATTGGAGGTCATTAGAACGGGTAATGAAGTAAACAATCTGGCAAAACTGTCTAACTCTTCAGTATCACAATTTCAATATTATGCAAAAGGTGCTTTAACTGCTGGTATTAGTATCGAAAAATTTGCAGATCAAATGAAAGATATGCAAGATCGAATCGGTGATTTTCAACAAACTGGTGGTGGTCCACTAGCCGACTTTTTCGAGAATATTGCTCCTCTAGTTGGCGTGACTATTCAGCAGTTCCAAAAATTGTCAGGCCCTGAAGCATTACAACTTTTTTATAATTCATTAGAAAAAGTTGGTGCGACTAAAAACGACATTAAATTCTATATGGAGCAGATTATTTCTGACTCTTCACAGCTTATTCCGCTTTTAGAAAATAATGGAAAATTATTTAAAGAGTGGGGTGATAGAGCTAAAGAAACTGGCGCAGTTATGTCAGATGACTTAGTGGGAAGCTTAGTTGAGGCTCAAAAGAATTTACAGATTTTTGAATTGCAGTGGGAAGGTTTGAAAAATGGCCTAGTTGCTGATGTTATCCCAGCTCTTCAAATGGTTGCTGAAAACACCGATACGATTAAAGCTGTAGCGGTAGCAGCAGCTGCTGCGATTGGCACAAAATTAGTTGTACAAGGTACTATTTTAGCTGGCACGTTTACCATGGCAGCCATTCGTGCTGGTGCAATGGAGGCCACCCTAATTAGTTTGCAAGGTGCGTCTGCTGCTACTGCAACGTCTATGGGGATTTTGCGTGGTGCGGTTGCTTTCTTAGGTGGTCCAGCAGGTTTAGCAATGTTGGCAGTTCAGGCTATTGCAGCAGGAAGTGCTTATTACTTAATGACTCAAAATACTGAAGATGCAAATGCCGCATTGGGTGATCAGAGTATAGCTGTTAGTAGTCTTAGAGAGGAGTATCAAAAGTTAACAGCAGCACAATTGACTTTGAAGGGTATTGAAGCTGGTGATGAGATTGAAAAACAAACGAATCAATTAAAAAGTTTTTTTACTGCGCTACAACAGTTTGAAAATGATTTAAAAGTTCAAGGGGACGTTAAACAATACTCAGCAATTGAGGCGTATCTCTCAAATCTAAAAAAAGGTGGTGATGATGCTAGAAATGCATTTGCACAACTTCAGCAGCAAGGCCTTGTTAGTGAAAGTACTCTAAAATTTATAGCTGAACTTGATGAAAAAATTACTAACTCAAATAAGGTAATTGACCGTCAGAGAGAGATTCAATCTTTATTAAAGAATGTTAATGATGATGTGACCAAGTCGAGGGAAAATCAAAACAAAGTATTAGATGCTTCTATTAATAAATACCAATTACTGACTAAGGCTCAAAGAGATTACATCTTACAAGCAAATCAAGATGAGGCTAGACAGAAATACATTCAAAACACAATGCGTTTGGGTGGATGGTCTAAGGAGCAAGCTGAGCAATTTGCTGATGCTCAGGTAAGTGCAAATGGTGAAAATGCTTTTAAGGTGGGGCTTCCACAAGAAGTTGTGAATGCTACCTTGAAATCTTTCAACCGAAAAAATTATAAGTTCGGTAAGGGGGATTTAGAAGCAATTGCAAAAGTTCAAGGAATAGCTAAGGCTAATAATTTCGCACAAATTGAAGGATTATATGGTTTGCCAGCGGGGACACTTGCTGCTTATGTTTTGGGTGAATCTGGAGGAGATGCGGGGGCTAAAAGTCCGACTGGTGCAACTGGATTGTTTCAAACCACAAGTATTTTTCGAAGACAGTATAGAGACATACTATCTAAAGGTGGTAATTCAATTGAATCTCAAGCTACAGCTATAGCTGATGCAATAGCAGAGGGTATAAGAGAATTTGGGAGCCTCGATAAGGCATTAATTTCAATTAATGCTGGAATTACGGGGACAAAAAAATATTTAGCTGGGAATATTGGAAATGAGAAAGGTCAGATGTCACCCGAAAAAGCTAAGGAAGTAGCTGGTTATTATCCTAAGTTTGCTAAATATTTTTCTGCTGTAAATGGTAAGTCTACAGTTGATGACTCAATTCTAAACCCATCACAGGGTGATCTTCTAGGGTTAATTGATGAAGCTGCTGAAGCTAAGAAAAAGCTTGATGATGCTCGCAAGGATTATGAAGGTAATTATCTGACTGAGCCACAAAAGCTTTTACAGGACCATAAGGATAACCTTGAAAAAGCAGCTATCCTTTATGGTGGTACGCCCCAACTTAAGGAAATGATTGATAAGGAAAACGCACTGTATGCTGCTCAGTCGGCAAAATTAATTGCTGATGAGCAAAACAAGTATAACCAGTACTTTGCTTTTGAAACTGATCGTATCAAGCAGATTGAACGCGATTATGAAAATCAAAAGCAGCTTGTCTTGGCTGATGTTGAACTGACCAAGACTAAAAAAGCAGAAATTACTGCTGCTTTAGATCGTCAGAAAGAACAGGAAATTGCTTGGGAGAATCTTGAGCAACAACAAAGATTAAGTGATGCGAGTGCATTTTTGCGAACGGAAATTGAAAATATTCAAGTTCGGTATGCATTTGAGCGTGAGCAAATTTTACTTAATTCTCAACTTGCTAAAGATGAGCAGCAACAGCGAATTGCACTTTCAAAAGCTCAAGAGCAGCTAGGTCTTTTAGATCAGGCAACTCAAGCGAGTGGTGCATGGGATGCAACTTACGCTGATATGAATGGTACGGGTCAACAATACCAGTTAGAGCAGCAAAGAAATGGTAGAACTTCTCAATCATTATCTTTAGCGAATGCCCAAGATGCATTGGCTCAAACGGCTGCTGAAAGAGAAGCGATATGGCAGGCCCATAATGAACGTATGTTCATGATTGATCAACAGTATGAACTTGATAAAGCCTCGCTTGGCACTAAGGCTGCTTCTGATACTTTATCGGGCATGACGGACTTGATGGGTTCTTTACTTGGTGAGCAATCAGCAGGCTATAAAGCCATGTTTGCTATGTCGAAAGCCTTTGCAATTGCTCAGGCCATTATTAACGCACCAAAAACATTCTCGGACGTTTATGCGTCTGTTGCTGCTATTCCATATGTAGGGCCTTATTTGGCTCCTGTGATGGCTGGTGCTGCTGTTGCTGTTCAGTTGGCTCAAGTTTCCCAAATTAAGTCAACTAACTTAACGGGTATGGCGCATGACGGTATTGATTACGTACCGCAAGAGGGGACTTGGTTATTGAACAAAGGCGAGCGTGTTTTAAGCCCAAGACAAAACCAAGATTTTACTCGCGTTATGGCTGAAAAGCGTTTTGATTCTCAGCTCAATATTACGATTAACAACAATACCAGTGCTGTAGTTACTGCCCGTCAAGATTCAAACGGTGGAGTAACAATTGATGTTGTTGATGAGCGTATAGCGAGGTCTTGGGATAATTTAAATCGTGCAAATAGTTATGAGTCTCAAGCTGTCATGGATAACTTTGGGGTGGGACGTAATCGGGGAGGTTAGAGTGGATAAGCTTGATAGATTCATGCTTTGCCCAATGAAAGAAGGCTATAGCTTTACACCAGGAAATAACCTTAGAGAGCAAGAAAGTGAAGGGGGACCACCAAGGCAGGTTCCCTTTTTTATTGGTGCTTATCATCGTGTAAAGGTTACAGTGCTTTTAGATAAAGCAGGTAAACGACAATATTTCTGGGCATTCTGGCGACTTAAACAGCGGGAACCTGAAAACTGGCTTTGGAAATTATCTTTAGATAATGGGATTTCTGAAGAGTGTGAATGTCGCTTTATTTCATCCTCACTGCCAAGTGAATCATATCGAAATAAGACGGTTATTAAGGTGACGTTTGAAGTCTTGGTTAAACCTGTATACCGAAGTGAAATTGATGATCGAAATATCGTTAATTATCGCCAAGGTGGTCTAACTCCAGACGTTGAAAAAATCCCTAATGAGTGGTTCCCAGCAGCGACTGGAGTCAACAATGGCTAAAATCACATCAATTATGCTTTCTCTCTTGGATCAATCGAGTGGATCGGTTGGTCTGGTTGAGTCAATTGAGATTACTCACCCGAACTGGTCTGAGGCTCTCCGTTATGTTGTTAACTCAAGCGAGCCTTTGATTTTAACTCATGAAGATGGTCAGTCCTTTGAATATAAACCAACTGTACTTACTGTTGAGCGTGGTAGTGATCAAGACAACCTTGATCAGTCTATAAGAGTTTCAGTAGGAGATTTAGGCCAGCAAATCCCTGATTTAATAGATCAGGTCTATCTTGATGATGTACCGATTTTGCCCGTATTGAATTATAGAGCCTATCTCACAGGCGTATATACAGAGCCGTCTTTTATAGACAAGGGCTTGCTTATTGAGAATGTCTCAAGGAACTACAAGGGTTCTACTTTTGAAGCCAGAGCGCCTAATTTAAACGATTCGGGCACTGGCGAGCTTTATGTGGCGAGTACTGATCCGAGTTTAAAAGGGTTTTACTAATGGATATTAGACCTTTATTTCACCTTCGATATGATCCAATTAATTTTCATTGTGTTCATTTTGTGATTGTTGCTGCAATGCATATTTATCAACTGGATTACTCGCCATGCTTTATCGGTTTAACTGGCTCAATTGATGAGACTTTAAAAACATCCCGTGAAACGGTGCATAGGAACAAGCAAATTAAAAGGCCCGTCGAAGGCTGCATTGTCTTGATGACGCATATAAATGGAAGCTCGCATGTCGGGCTTTTTTTTCGTCATAAGGTTTTTCATTTAACAGAACAAAGCGTTCAGCGGATCACTCTGCATCAAGCTGGAAAGATATTTAAAAGGATTCGTTATTATGAGCCGAATTTGTATCATCAATAATGCACTTGATGGATCCGACCAATATTATGTAGAAACGGATAGTATTTTATACACGTTCCTTCAGTTCAAAAATAAGTATCCGCAAGCTCAGATTTTTAAAGGCAATCCATGCCCTGAAAATAATATAACGCCTGCTGGTTCTGGTGATAAACAGGCAATTGCTCGATTAATGGAATCAAACGATGACTGTACGATAGTTCTTTATTCTGGGGACTTAATTTCGGCAGTTAACTGGGTTGTTGCAAAAGTTATTGGTGCGGGTATTTCAGCAGTTGTTAAAATGCCTAAAGCCCCACTTAACGGTGCTGGCACAAGCACTGGTTCAAGTAATAACAACTTATCAGACCGTGAAAATCGCCAGCGTCTTAAGCAGCGAGTTCCCTTCATTTTGGGGCGTGTAAAATCTATTCCTGATTTGTTTGCACCAGTGGTTCGCTATTTTAAAAATGATGTCGAAGTTGAAGAAACTTTGATGTGTATTTGTGAAAACCATGTTCAAGTGTCTAATTTCAAGGAAGGTGATACACCTATTCAGGAAATATCGGGAACGAGTGTGACAGTCTATGGAATTGGACAGTCATTAATAGGCACAGACAATATATTTAAATGGGGGGATACCTTTGATCAGCCACCAATGATTGCTAAAAAGACATCATCGGTAAATGGTCAAACTGCATTATCACCGAATAGTACTCGAATTGAAGCATCAGATATTTATTTTCAATTTCCTAATCTGATTAAAACAACTAGTACTGATACTGCTGGTAATTTTTCAAAGTTTTTGGTCAATGAATCTTTGATTATTTCTGGAGCAAATTTTGGGATTGCTGATTTAAATGTCACAGGCATAACCAATATTGATCCTGTAAACAAAACTCTATCAATCTCTTCAGATCAGACTGTGACAGGCTATGACACATATAGAAAGATTAATGTAACTTCGCTCTTGGTAACTGATCCTATTAATGGTCAGTTAGATTTGGCAGGTTTATATGATGTGACAAGCATTGTTTATAGCGGTGGTATTTATACGATTACTTTAACTAATCCAACAAATACCAATATTAATTTCTCAAGCCTGACCGAATCTGCAACTGAAAATATCTCAGCGAGTTTTACTGCAAACAGTGCAAATATTTTTCTTGATGGGAGCTATGTTGTCACGGGTGTCGATGTTGATAACAAAGAGATAGCATTAGCAACTCCGAGTGCTGTAAATCCAGATTGGTACAAATTGGCAGATATTACTGATCAGAAAACGGGTCTAGGTACAATTAAGCTTCGTGGTAGTAATGAGAATTACATTGGCTGGTTCACCATTGACTCAAAAGATGCCACAGGGTTACTACTGAACTTTCAAGCTTTAAACGGTATCTATCAAGGTTCTGATGCAAAAACAGTAGAAATTAGCGTTGAGTATCAAAGTGTAGTTGCTGGAGTGCCTACAGGAGTAATTTACACAAAAACGATTTCTTTAACTGGTAAGCCAAATAATAGAGACAGTGTTGGTGGTTCAATGTGGATTGACCTCCCATTCTCTGGAGCTGTGCGGTTTCGTGCGCGTAGAACAAATGATAATGGTGACTCGGCAGATTTATCTGATGAGACAAAATTTGTCAGTGCCTATGCATATCATTATTTGCAAAAATTGGTGTATGACAATCGGACCTTGTTACGTAGTAGAACGCAAGCAACACGTACAGCCACTGCTTTAGATAGCCGTGAATTAAACTGTATCGCTGAAAGCTTGGTTTACAGCTATAGAACAGGTGTTAGATCAGAAACCCGTGTTCCATCTCGTAATATCGCAGACCTGACCATTGAACTTGCTTTACAAGACAAAATTGGTCGTCGGGTTATTTCTGAAGTTGATGTTGAGGCTTTATATCGTGTAGTGGATGAAATTACTGAATATTTTGGGTCATCCAAGATGGCAGAATTTAACTATACGCTTGATGATGCTAACCAGTCATTTGAAGAAATTATGCGAATGATTGCAGCAATAACATGCTGTCATGACCGAAGAAGCTCACTCACACTTTATTATGATTTTGAACGTTCAGATAACGTGCCAAGCATTTTATTTAATCATCGGAATAAAAAGCCACAATCTGAAACTCGGACAAATAGTTTTAAAGTGGAAAACTACTACGATGGTGTAGAACTCACATATGTTGATAGTGAAGACGGCTGGATTGAAAAGACTTTAAAGATACCTGACGAGCAGATTAATAATCCACGCAAGATAACGGGTTACGGGATTGTCTACAAACAACAAGCGCATATTGTTGCTTGGCGAGCATGGAATAAGTTGCGGTATAAACGAGTCTCTTGCCAGTATGAAGCATATGCTGAAGCTGAGCTTGTCAATCAAGGTGATGTCATTGCATGTGTTGATGATACTCGGTTAACGCCTATTTTCTTGGGGGATCCTGATAAAATGGTGTTATCAGGTGAAATCAGGGATTGGAACGGTTTAACCGTTACAGGGTCGCAACCATGTATTTTAAATACCGATCATGAATTTTTTATTCACTTGCAGCTCAAGAATAAAATGATTGATGTCATCCCAATCGTGCAAGGCGAAAATAGTTTTCAGTTTGTATTGTCACGTCCACCAAATGAAGCCCTTGTGACTAAAGGAGAGGTCAAGACGGTTTATTCAATTACTGCTGATGATCGCCAAAATGATCAACTTTTTTTAGTGACTAAAAAAGATGTGAAAGGCACCTTTCAGAATGGTCTAACATCCATCAACTTTGACCCGCGTTATTATCAAAATGATAATGACATAAAGAACAACCTAGTCTGAATGATTTTTTAAGAATCCCCGCATTTGCGGGGATTTTTTTTGGAGAAAAAAATGGATGAAATGCTCGATCCAGTAGATATTGCGAATGTAAAAATTGACCTTGAGCATATCGGCGAGGGTGGTAACGAGGATAAAGTTGTAACTCCGCGATATGGCATTCCTTTTAAATCATTGCCTATGGTTTCTCGCTTGGGTCAAGAGGGTTTTGCTGCTGCAATTCAAAAAATTGAAAACATGGGTGGTTATGTTTCTGCTGCTTCATTAACAGAATTAAATACTCGCACGCCAGCTTTTAATTATCAGTTAGCTCAAGTTCAAGACACAGGGCTTGAATATTTTTGGGACCCTGCTGCAACGCCTTCGGCAGCTTGGAAGCCAACCGGGAAAAACTGGCGCGTGGATGATTTAAGAAATCTTGAATCAAACAGAGCGCAAAACCCAAGTAAATTTACAATTGAACAAGTAAATTTTACTACTGTTCCGACCGGATTAACTGGCACAGCAACTTACCCCATTCGAAATGGCATCAAGCAATTAAAGCTCGTTAGTGCATTTACGGGGAACTCAATTGTAGTTTATTGGGATTTCCCTGCATCTTCATTTACGCGTGAATTTTCAGCATCGATTACAGTTGAGGGTTTAACTGCTGGTTCAAATGGATTGGTTGGGATTCAACAGTTTAATGCTTCTGGAACACTTGTTGGATCTACTTATCCATTAGTAGGTGCTACAGCTGCAATATCAAAGCAGACGTTCAAAATTAATGTAGATGGGGTTGTTTCTACTGCTACAACAGTTCGCTTAATTGTGAATATGCAAACAACCTCTACAAGGGAAATGTATGTACATAGTCCTTTTATAGCAGATGGAACTAATGCCGAGTTTTTAACCCCTATTATTCAACCAAATTTAAGTGCATTAACTCAAGATGTTAATAAGTTAAATAGTTCTTTTGACGTTGTTCCTGTCAGTGATAAAAACAAGTTTAATCCAGCTCTTGCTGAAAATGATAGAACTGTAGATCACAAAACGGGTTTATCTGTGAATTTTTTAACAGGCATGGCATTTGGTAAGCAAGCTGTTCAGGCTGGAAACACTTATACTTTTTGGATGCCCGCTTCTTCAGTATTTGAGTTTTTTCCTGTTATTTATACCTATGCATCAAATGGTAGTTTTCTTGGACTCGATCATTCAATCACTGGTAATAATCAAACTGAGACTGTTGCACAAAATCCTCCAACGGGGATAAGTTATTCTGATCTGAATAGAACTGTAACTTTTACAATTCCAACAGGGTCATTAATTGCATTTGTTCAAATGCGTTTGAAATATAAGGACCATACTTTAAGCGAATTTAATGACCTTATAAATTCAATGCAGCTTGAAATTGGTGGAAGTAAGACAGGTTTTGAACCTTATCCACCTGCGGGTAGCCCAACAACGTTGGTACTAAAAAAAACGTCTCTTCCTGAAATTACAATACCTACAAATGAATCGAATGAGACGTTTGTTGTTGCGATAGATGGATTAGATGCTTATATCAGAACTAAATTTAGTTCATCATTGGATCTTGTTCAGCAAGTTCGCTATAACTCGACTGATGCATGGAAAAACAATGTTGTTAATCCGTGGATTATTAAAACGATTCCTGCAAATACAAGCAAAGATGAGACAATTTCTGCATTTTCTTATGGAACGTTTATAGCAACACAACAAGATGATGCAACACCACTCCACTATAACAATACTTATATTGGAGCAAATCACGGTGCGTTCATTGTTCACCAAGTTGTCAAGTCAGCTCACGGTAAAACATATGCTGATGTAGGTTCTAAATGGAGTGATGGTTCAAGAAATTACACATTAATTAGAATTGTTGATGCTAATACACTCTGGTTTGTTTCTGATAACTCAGGAAGTGCATCTGCATGGGTGTTTTATGCAACTGCTTTAGCTGCTGGAACAAGCTTTACTCACGTCAGTGGGGCAACAAATACAGGCTCGATTTCTTCAATCACAAGTGACACCATAACTCAACTTTGGAAAGCACTTAATAATCACTCTAAAAAGTTGATTGCAAACGGTTTTAAAGAGTTGTCTACAAGTGGTGTTTATAGTGTTGAGTCTTTAGAAATAATTGATTCATACGACATTATAAATGTGCCTGCATTGCTTTCATATTTACAGGCTAGAGTCGGTACAACCACTGAGCAAAAATTTGATGTTGATACAATTAGTTCTGATGTGCGTGTAAATGTTTCATATAAATATGCACTAAACGGCTCTATCAATGTTTCAACGATGATTTTTGCTAAACAGGCCGTTAAATGGGAGTGGGCTGGTTTAATGCAAGCTTTGCCACTTAACTATGGTGGAAAAAGTTTACTTCTTTATGTACCTAAAATTAACCCTGTGGTTGTTGGTTCAAATACGTGGGACCTGAAAAATGTTGTGGATGTTTCAACAGCTTCCAATGTCATTAATTTATTAAAGACTAGTTGGATTAGTCCTGATGAGCCGCCAGACTGTATGGTAAGTATTGTTAAAAACGGTGCAAATCGTGAGTTTGGACAAATTCTAGGGCATAGTATTGCACGTGGAATAACTAAACCGTCTGTAAGAAAAAGTTCAAGTGAAGTTGGATTTTTTAATGGTCCAACTAAGAAAATGTATCCACATACTCAAACTGGAGATACTTTCCCTGGAGGTATTATTCCTGCTGGTACAGTCTTAAATGCTATTTCTTATAGAACTATTTTTAATAGTCTGGTTTTACCTGAAGCAACCGCTTATGGGTGGTATGAAGACAATGATGTGATTTATGTATTTCTTGCAATTCATCAAAATGCCTCGATGTTGAAATTACCACTTCCAGCGATGTTTAACGGAAAATCTGCGACTACGGATCCAACTGCAAACTTTACATTGCATAGTGAAATTGTCAGTGATGGCGGTTTATTTTGCTCAGTTATAAACAACTATGCTCAAGTAACAATCAAGTTAAGTTAAATTGAAAATATAAGCCCTAACTCTAGTTTAGGGCTTTTTTATTGCCAGTTTCTGGAGAAATGGGTCATGGCAGACAATCAACAAATTATCGATACGTCCGCTGCACTGGCGGTTAGTAAATCTGCAACATATGGGGGAAGTATGGTGGGAGCTGTTTCAGCTTGGGTTGGCTCAATCGACCTTGCTTTCTGGATCAGTATTATTATTGCGGTAGGTGGTTTTTTAATGAACTGGTATTACGCTAGACAAAAAAATAAGCGTGATGAAATTGAACATGAAGCATATTTAAAAAGTTTGGAGCCTAAAGGGGGCTGTGATGTCAAACAAGACTAAAATTGCGGTGGTACTTATAGCAGCTTCGGCTGCTTTTTTTGTGCCTTTAAAAATGAAAGAAGGGTACACGTCTAGTCCTGTTATTCCTGTGGCTGGCGATGTACCAACACAGGGTCATGGCACAACCGTTAAACCTAACGGCCAAAAAGTCAAAATGACAGATCCACCAATTGGCAGAGATACCGCTGATAAATGGTTGCGTTATCACGTAAATAAAGATGAAGCATTTTTAAAGAAATCTTTGCCAAATGTGAAGCTTACTCAAACTGAATATGAAGTCTATTTGGACTTTATTTATCAATACGGGCAATCGGCTTGGTCTGGCTCATCTATGCGAAGACTGCTTATACAAAATAAACCCCGACAGGCATGCGATGCATTGCTGAAGTGGAAATACGTTGCAAAGCGGGATTGCAGCATTCGTAAAAATAATTGTTATGGCGTGTGGATTAGGCAGCTTGAGCGTCATCAAAAATGTGTAGGTGAAAACTCATGACTTGGATTCTCTTAAATAAACGCTGGACCGCAATCATTATTTTAGTTGTTGTGGTTGTTATTCAGACGGCTATCACAAATCGCTATGCAGGCTTATTAAAGCAAGCAGAACAGCAATGTCAGTCACAAATACAAGATATTGAGCGTAAGCAAGTAAAAGCGCTTGCTGAAGCACAAAACGAATTTAATCAAGTGAGCGCAGACTATGAACAACTTAAGTCAGAACAACGTACAAAAGTCGAGTATGTTGAGCGTGAAGTGCAAAAGATCATTGAGCGTCCTGTTTATCTCAATCGCTGTATTGATTCTGACGGGTTGCACCAGATCAACAGTCTTATTGAAGCCAAACGTACCAGCTAATTTAATGCAGCCATGTGAGCGATTTAATAAACTTGAAGATGGAACAGGTAAAGTTATTACCCCTTGGATTATTGATACGCTAGCTAAAGGCAATGAATGTTCAGCTAAAGTGGATGCATGGATAGAAATAGGAAAAGCCCTTAGGTGAGGGCTTTGTTTATTTTATTTATTTAATTCTTTGTTTGCCCTTGCATCTGCAATTACCGATTTTAGATGATCTATCGAGGCAAGTTTATGTTGTGGAGCAGCACCAGATAAACGGTTGTCTAAAATTTCATTGTCATATTCAGTTAATATTTTATCTAGGTCATGGCCGTGCATGTGAAGGGAGTTTACTAAAGCCCTTAAGGTGCAATCGGAAAGTTGAGTTTCAGTTAATGGTTCAAGTGACAT